CGCCCCCGGAGACCCAGGAGGCGATGGAGACGAAGCTGATAGGTCTTGCGATGCGCAACGCCGAGGAGCTTCTACAGGCCCGGAAGGCCCCGACGACCGTTCTGGTTCATTTTCTGAAGCTCGGGTCCTTGCGGGCGGAGATAGAGTTGCAGAAGGCCCGGAACGAGAGGGACCTCCTCGTCGCCCGTACGGACGAGACTCGGGCGAAGACGGATCGCGGAGAGATCGCGGCCAATGCCATCGCCGCCTTCCGATCCTATCGCAGCTCGGAGGACGCGGATGACTAGGACGTATTCCCATCTGGTGTCTCTTCCGGATTACAACGACCGCTTCGACTACCTGAAGATCAAGGGAACCGTCGGCGAGCCGACTTTCGGTTGGGCCCGATATTTGAATCAGGTGTTCTACAGGAGTCGGGCGTGGCGTCGTGTTCGCGATCAGGTGATCGTTCGGGATTCCGGCTACGATCTGGCCCATCCGGACCATCCCATATCCGGGAAGATCCTGGTGCATCACATGAACCCGATCACCGAGGAGGATCTGGATTCCCGCAACCCCGATATTCTCGACCCGGAGTTCCTGATCGCGGTGTCTCACGAGACGCACAATGCCATACACTTCGGTCTCGACCGACCGCCGATCCCGACGTTCGTCGAACGTCGTCCGAATGACATGATTCCCTGGAGGTGAGATGACCGTACTATCCGACGTGAAGCAGTATCTCGGCATCGACCCCGAGGATACGACCTTCGACGCCGACGTGATGATGCACATCGACTCGGCACTGGCCGTTCTCAACGATCTCGGCGCCTGCGGTCCTCTCACGTGCACGCCGAAGCTCGAATGGTCGTCGGTGTACTGGGACCCCAGGCTCTCGATCGTCAAGAACGTCGTCTACCTCCAAACCAGACTGGTATTCGATCCTCCGCAGTACTCGTTCCATGTCGCGCCCCTCGAAAAGGTCCTGTCGGAGTACAAGTATCGGATACGAGACATAGCCGAGGAGGCGAAATGACCGTACTCAAGCAATTCGGCGTCCCCGGAATGAAATGGGGGATTCGAAAGCCCACGACTCGAGGTTCGACTCCCCCGTCCAAGAGGAAGCCGAAAGCCGAGGGATCCTCCGTCGAGACCGAGGGCGGACACAAGCGCGTTCGGGACATGACCGACGCCGAGCTCCAGAGCAAGATCCGACGGATCCAGCTCGAACGTCAGCTCGAGTCCCTCATGCAGAAGCCCCCGCCTCCGAAGTCGAAGGGTCGCGAACTCGTCGAGAGCATCCTCTACGACACGGGTCGCGATCTCGGCAAGAAGGCGCTCACTCACATCGGAACGCAGGCTCTCGATCGCGTCATTCCCGGATTCGCCGCTTCTCAGAAGAAGGAGAAGGGGAAGAAGAACGCGACGGTGAACGACGTCCGGAACATCGTCGAGGAGATCAAGAACGCCTCTCAAAATGGGAGCAAGAAGGAGAAGCCCAAGGACGAGAAGAAGGCGGAGAAGGAGCCTGAGCAGAAGCCCGCCAACTCCAAGAAGGACGAGCCGTCGTCCCCGCCTCCGCCAGAGACCCCGAAGACGGGAAGGCCCGCACCCTCAGGGGAAGGCTACCCAAAAGGTGGAAGCGGCGAAAGCGATTCTACGCGTAAGCGCCGCTTCTTCGGTGGAAGAGGGCGGAGCGCCGGCCGTGGTGCACGGCAGACGAAGCCCTCGGGCCCCGTCCGCGTTCCCGACGCGTCGGTGCGCTCGATCAGTCGGGAAATCGTCCTCCGGGGTTCGAATTACTGATCATGCTGTCGAACACCGCGATCCCTCATCACTACGCCGAGTTCAAACGTGCCGTTCTCTCCGGCGAGATGCCCGTGTGCCGGGAGATCTCGATGGAGATGAATCGGATCGACCATCTTGTGGAGGACCCGAGGTACTACTACGACGATGAGGCGATCGACGGATTCGTCAGATACTGCGAGAACGAGTGCACCCTCACCAACGGGGACTCATTCACCCTTCTCCCGTCGTTCAGGGTCTGGGCCGAGCAGCTGCTCGCCTGGTTCTACTTCGAGGAGCAGAGCGTCTACGTCCCCAACGAGAGCGGTGTGGGCGGGCATTACGAAACCCGCCGGGTCAAGCACCGGCTCGTCGACAAGCAGTATCTGATCGTCGGCCGGGGGGCGGCCAAGTCCATGTACTCCTCCCTGATTCAGTCGTACATGCTGAACATCGACACGACCACGACCCGTCAGGTGGTTGTGGCCCCGACGATGATCCAGGCCGAGGAGATCATGGGACCCATCAAGACGGCGATCGCCCGGGCCCGAGGCCCTCTGTTCGCGTTCCTCACCGAGGGCTCGTTGCAGAACACCACGGGTAATCGGGCCAACCGCCCCATGCTCCACCCCACGAAGAAGGGCATTCAGAACTTCATCACCGACTCCCTGATCGAGGTCCGCCCCATGGCGGTCGATCGTCTCCAGGGGCTCCGTTCCAAGGTCAACACCGTTGACGAGTGGCTCTCAGGAGATGTCCGCGAGGACGTCGTCGAAGCCCTGGAGCAGGGCGCGTCGAAGGTGCCCGGATGGATGATCATCGCAACATCCTCCGAGGGGACCGTGCGCAATGGCGTCGGCGACACGAAGAAGATGGAGCTCCTGAAGATCCTGAAGGGGGAGGTGTACGATCCCCACACCTCGATATGGCACTACCGCCTTGACGCCGTCGAGGAGGTGGGCGACCCGGACAAGTGGCTGAAGGCCAACCCGAATATCGGGAAGACCATCTCCTACGAGGCGTACCAGCGGGCCGTATCAAGGGCGGAGGCCAATCCCTCCCTCAGGAATGATATTCTGGCGAAGATGTTCGGCATTCCGATGGAGGGGTACACGTACTATTTCACCTACGAGGAGACGCTCGCCCGCAAGAAGAAGGTCGAGTTCTGGCGAATGTCGTGCGCGATGGGCGCCGACCTCTCGCAGGGCGACGACTTCTGCGCCTTCACGTTCCTGTTCCCACTGCAAGGCGGAGATTTCGGTGTCAAGACGAGGTGCTACATCACATCGCACACGTTGAACGCTCTTCCCGCCGCCGCACGTGCGAAGTACGACGAGTTCATCAAAGAGGGGTCCCTTCAGGTGATGGAGCGCACCGTTCTCGACATGATCGAGGTCTACGAGGATCTCGATCGGTATATCGAACGGTCCGAGTACGACGTGTACGCCATGGGGTACGACCCTTACAACGCCAAGGACTTCGTTCAACGCTGGGAGCAGCGTCACGGGGCCCACGGCATCGAGAAGGTGATCCAGGGGGCGAAGACGGAGTCGGTTCCGCTCGGGGAGATCAAGATCCTGGCGTCGGAACGACTTCTCGTATTCGACCAGTCGCTCATGCAATGGGCGATGGGAAACGCGATCGCTCTTACGGATACCAACGGCAACCGCAAGCTCTACAAGGCCAAGCGGGAGCAGAAGATCGACGCGGTCGCCGCTCTCATGGACGCGTACATCGCATACAAGGTCCACCGCAACCGCTTCGATTAGAAAGGAGGGCGGTTGAGCCTCAGATCAACGCTAAGGAAGTTCGAGAGCGTCTTCGACTTCTTCTCCTCGAAGAGGCGCCGAGAGGTCGACGAGGGGACTTCGGGCAGTCGATACGGCTCGATGCTCTTCAGTCCCTTCCGAACCACCGCGAACCAGTTCACCACGAAACTGTACAACCAGATCGCGATCGACGTCGCCTCAACGACGTTCCGGCACATCGAGCAGACCGACTCGGGGGAGTACTCCAAGGATATTCCGTCGTCTCTCGACAAGTGCTTCCGGTTCATGGCCAATGTCGATCAGACTTGGTCCGCGTTCCTTCGGGACGTCGTCTGGACGCTGTTCGAGAACGGGCACGCCGCGATCGTCGCCACGGACACCACCGCGAACCCGTTCTACACCGAGGAGTTCGACGTCCTCTCCCTGAGGGTGGGGACTGTGACTCAGTGGAATCCGAGAAGCGTTCGAATCTCGTTGTACAACGATCGAACGGGCCAGCGCGAGGAGATCAACATCGAGAAGGATCTCGTCGCCATCGTGAACAATCCGATGTTCATGGTGATGAACGAGGCGACCTCCGATCTCCGCCGCCTTCTTCGGAAACTGGTCCTTCTCGACGCCATCGACGAGCAGTCCGGGTCGGGGAAACTCGATCTGATCATCCAACTCCCCTACAGCGTCTCCAGCGAGCGTCAGATGCAGCGGGCCGAACGCCGGCGCAAGTCTCTGGAGCGTCAGATGGAGAACAGCAAGTACGGGGTCGGCTGGATCGACGACACCGAGAAGGTCACGCAGCTCAACCGGGCGTCGGAGAACAATCTGATGGCCCAGGTCGAGTGGTTGACCACCCAGGTGTATTCGGCGCTCGGCATCTCCAAGGAGATCTTCGAGGGAACCGCGACCGAGCAGCAGATGCTCGTCTACCAGACCCGGACTCTCAACCCGATTCTTCGTGAGATCGCGACCACGATGTCCTACGCGTTCCTCGGGGAGAACGCCCGAGGTCGCGGACAGCGGATCGCGTGGTTCCGGGATCCGTTCGAACTCGTTCCGATGTCCTCCATGGGCGACCTCGTCCAGGCGCTCACCTCCGCCGAGGTGATGACGTCGAACGAGGCCCGTGCGAAGCTCGGCTTCATGCGGGCCAGTGATCCGCGCGCGGACAAGCTCGTCAACGCGAACATCAACTCGACGTCCCCTCCGGACGTTCCGAAACCGACGACCGAGGAGGTCTCATAATGGGAGGTAATTCCCGAACTCCCGACTGCGAGGGGTGGGCCACCCGATACGGTGTCCGGTGCTCCGACGGAGTCACCATTGGGAACGGGGCATTCGCCCATGAGGACGGGAACAAGATTCCCGTTGTCTATCAGCACAATCACACCGAGTCGTCCGAGCTGCTCGGGCACGCCATTCTCAAGCACGAGAGCGGCGGAGTCCGCGCCAAGGTGTTCTTCGATGACACCCCGCAGGGGGACAATGCCCGTAAGCAGGTGAGGTCTGGCACTCTGGGCGCCATGTCCATCTACGCCAAGAACGTCCAGCGCCGGGGCAACGTGGTCAGCCACGCGGATCTCGTCGAGGTCTCGCTCGTCCTCCGTCCGGCCAACCCCGAGGCCCGCATCTACGATGTCGCGCTCGAGCACTCCGGCGAGGACGGCACCTATTACACCGACGAGGGCGAGATCGTCATCGAGAGCGGCGAGCCTCTCGTTCTCCAGCACGATGACTCGGATGAGAAGCCCGACGACAAGACCGAGGACGACTCCAAGGAGAAGACCGTCGGGGAGATCTACGACGGAATGACCGAGGAGCAGAAGCGCGCCGTCGCGGCGATCGTCCTCGAAACCGTCCGAACCGCCGGCGAGGACGACACCACCGAAACCGAGAGGAAGGACTCCGACGTGAGCCCCACCACCCACAACGTCTTCGAGCGGGGGTCTGATTCCGACCTCAAGCAGGACGACGTCGACATCGCCGGGGCCGTCGCGGCCATTGGCGCCGATATGAAGAAGGGGATGACGTTCAAGCAGTCGCTCCTTGTTCACGCGGAGAGCTACGGCATCTCGAATCCCGAGATGCTCTTCCCCGAGCCCAAGGACACCGGCGGCATCACCGAGCTCCGAAGGGACCAGACCTGGGCCAACCGGCTGGTCTCCGGAGTCACCCATCTCCCCTTCTCCCGCTTCCGGTCCCGCTACGCGGTGCTCACCGGCGACGAGATCCGGGCCCGAGGCTACATCACGGGTTCGCTCAAGTACGACACTGTGTACAAGAGCCTCAAGAGGCAGACCTCACCGACGACGGTCGTCGTCAAGACCAAGCTGGATCGCGATGACCAGCTCGACATCACGACCATCGACATCTGGGAGTGGATGAAGCGCCAGCTCACCATCGACATGAACGAGGAGCTCGCTCGAGCGTTCCTCATCGGCGATGGCCGCGACGCCGACTCCGCGGACAAGATCAACCCGGACTGCATCCGTCCCATCCTCGCCGAGGACGACCTCTACGCCCCCAAGTATGCGCTGAGCAGCGACGCCCTCGACGTCAAGACCAACCTCGATCTCCTCGTCGAGGAGATGACCTACATGCTGGACGAGTACCGCGGCAAGAGCGAGCCCCTGTTCTGGGCGCCCAAGCGCACCATCGACCGGCTCACCTGGCTGCGCGACAAGCAGGGTCGCCGTATCTACAGGACTCGCGACGAGCTCGCCAGCGCTATCGGCTGCTCCGGTTTCGTCAACGTCCCCCTGCTCAAGGGCGCCAAGATCCAGCTCGAGGGCGGCCTTCGAGACGTGTTCGGCGTCTTCTTCCTCCCGAGCGACTACAACGTCGGAACCGACAACGGTGGTCAGCTCACCTCGATGGAGGGGTTCGACATCGACCACAACCAGCGGAAGGCCCTTCAGGAGACCCGTTGCTCCGGCGCGCTCCGGGACCCGGGCACCGCGGTGATCGTCACCGGCGCCCTCGCTCCCGTCGCCGGTGCCAAGAAGGACCCGAAGAAGTCCACCGATCCTCAGCTCCCCGAGATGAACTGAGCGATCGTGAAATACTTCGGCAGAATCGCGTTCTCCTCTGTCGAAGAGACGTCCCCCGGTATCTTCGTGGAAACTCCCGTCATACGAAGATACCGGGGGAACGTCACGACCAATGCCCATCGGTACAGCATGGGCTCGGATCCGAACGGGAAGGTGCAGTCCGGTCAGATTCTCTCTGTCGTCGGAGACGAGTACGCGTTCGCGCACCCGTTCGATATTCGGTGGGCCGAGTTCGGCGGAGAGAAGTGGCTCGTCGTGTACACGGATATTCGGCGCCCCAGGCTGTACTTGACTCTTGGAGCGCGGTACAATGACGAGGGATGACCTTCATCAGGTTCTCGTTCGGATTCTCGGTTCGAACAACGTGTATTACCACCCTCCTGTGAATCTGAAGATCTCGTATCCGGCGATCGTGTACGAGAAGACGCAGTACTGGCAGGCGTACGCCGATAACCTCGGTTACGCGCGAATCCCTCAGTACCGGGCAACCGTAATATCCAGAATGCCGGATCATCCGGCGATCGAACGCATCCTGGATCTCCGAGGGAGCGATTACGTCTCGCATTTCGTGTCCGAGGGGCTCCATCACGACATCATCGACATCTTCCAATAAGGAGAATCATGGCAGCCCTGGAATGGGACAAGATTGAGAATCGAACCGGTGAGAACGGCGCCGACCATGGCGTCATCTATCGACTCGATCAGACCGGAGCGTACAAGAACGCCGAGGTCTGGGACGGTCTCACCGCTGTGAACATGGCGCCCGAGGGCGCCGAGGCTCAGAAGATGTACGCCGACAACATCCTGTACGGCACTCTTCGCGGCGCCGAGACGTCCAAGGGAACCATCGAGGCGTTCCGCTTCCCGGAGTCCTTCCGTGAGTGCGACGGCACCAAGCTCATCGACGCCGCGGTCGAGGGTCTGTACGCCACGGGGCAGCAGAGGCAGCCCTTCGGCTTCTCGTGGCGCACGCTGATCCTCGATTCCAATGGCACCGAGATCGGCTACAAGATCCACCTCACCTACGGCAACACCGCTTCGCCGTCCTCGCAGGACAACAGCACCATCAACGAGAGCCCGGAGTACAAGTCCTTCTCGTGGGAGTTCGAGTCGGTTCCCGTTCCCGTTCCGGGACTGCGCCCCTCGGCGCGTCTCGAGCTGGACAGTCGGAAGGTTCCGGCGAAGAAGATGGAGGCGGCGCTCGACGTCCTTTACGGGCGGAAGACGGAGCCCGCCAAGCTCCCCACGCCGGCGGAGCTCGTGGCCCTCATGAAGGCCGCGAACTAGGAGACCGGGAATGCTCGAGCTGTGCCTTCCGGAAGTCGACGGATGGGATGAGGCTGTCGAGGAGTTCGTCAGACTGCCGGCGTTGACGGTGCGGCTCGAGCATTCCCTCCTCTCCCTGTCAAAATGGGAGGGGAGAAACAAGGTTCCGTTCTTCGGCCCGAAGGAGCGGTCGACCGAGGAGATGCTCGACTACATCTCATGTATGGCGGATCCTGACATTCCGATGACCGTGCTAATGCGCTTCCGCGAAGAGGACTTCCTAAAGGTCAACGACTACATACAGGACAAGATGACCGCGACGACGATCACGGATCACACCGGCACTTCGCCTAAACGGCAGATCGTCACCTCGGAGCTCATCTACGCCTGGCTGACCCTCCTCGAGATCCCCTACGGGGACGTGGAGCACTGGCACCTGAACCGGTTGCTGACTCTCATTCGAACCGTTCAGGTGCTCAAGGATCCGAAGAAGAACCGGAAACCGACTCCGTCAGCACTGGCGGAGCGCGACAGGCTCAATGCCATGCGGAACGCCGAAGCGGCGAGAAGGAGAGCAAGACGTGGCTAACATCAAGGGCGTGCTCACAGCGTGCCCGACGACGATTCTGGTGAATCCGGTCGTCAACGGGGCGGCAGACCTCAAGAAGAAGCGGTTCGCGATCCGTCCTGGAGTCGTGGTGGACATCACGACTGACGACGGATACTACAACATCGAGTCGAACGAGGGTCAGTTCGACACCGAGATGCGGATGCTCGCCGGAAGTCTCACTCCCGACGACCTCCTCTCCTCCGGGACCGGAGCCTCGGGAGGCGGCTTCCTCCGCCTCGGCGTCACGGACCCGGTGCCTCCGGGTACGCCCGAGGGCACCCTCGTGATTCGGGTGCCATGAGCATCGCGTTACGAGGATTCGCCCACGCCGAGGCCTTCAAGGGCGAGGCGACGCCGCTCAGCGCCACCTCCAGAGTCGGCGACACCGCCGTCCTCATAATGAGTGGTCAACAGGCGTCACCGGGCGATCTGACTGTCCCTGAGGGTTGGACCGGTGTCGCTCAGCAGCAGATCGTCGGGATCACCAGGTGCGGCTACTTCGCTCGACGCCCGATCACCGATCCCGCTCAGACCCAGGACGTCCAGTGGGCGAATAAGAGCCAGTTCTGGGGCGCAAGACAGAACGCGTTCCTGATGATCTTCGACGGCGAGGCCGACGTGCGTCCCGGCGACCCGCCCTGGGCCGAGGGAGTGCCGACAATTGAGCGGGAGTCCTACGTCGTCTCCCAGAGTCACGGGCCGTCTGCGAATCCGTTGATGGAGTGGACCGTTCTCGACGGCGACATCGTGTTCACCGGAAAGGCGACGGTTTCGACCGAGAAGTCGTGGTCCGCCCTTCGTGTGGCCCGCACGTCCCACACGCCCGTCGTCGGTCCCCCGGGGCAGGTCCCCGCGGCGTGGCTCGCGTTCTCCATCGTCAGACCCGTTCCGGCCCCATTGCAGAACGTGTCCGTCTACGAGGGCGGCACGACCAAGCCGTGCGTCCTCTCCGTGTGGAGGAACCGCGATGAGGTCTTCGCCAGGAGAGCCGGCGTCATGCCGTCCCTGGTCAGGACCACCGCGGCCCTGCTCGCCAAGAGCGGCTTCATCGTGGCTCATCGCGGAGGCTCTCAGGGCTGGGTCGAGGGAACGGCTCAGGGTTACACCGATTCCGTGGCGCACGGGGTCGACGCCCTCGAGTTCTCGGCCGCGAGGACCGTCGACGGCGTCTGGTTCCAGAACCACGACAACAATCTGAAGTCCCTCGGAGGCCCGGATCGCTCGACGTCCACGATGACATGGTCGGAAGTCGTCGATGCGCTGAAGGGAACCGGGAAGACGCCGTGCCGTCTCGATTGGCTTTTGGAGCACTACGGGGACGGCGTCATCGTCTTCGACCCGAAGACCTCGTTCGCCCGTTACGACGAGATTCATGATATTTTCAAGGGTCGTCGCGACCGCACCATCATGAAGTTCTTCGGGGACAACAAGGCGTTCTTCCAGCAGATGAAGCTTCGCGGATATTCGACATGGGGGTATGCGTATCCGTCGTCCGTCGGTTCCGCGTGGTGGAACGACTTCGTGAACGGCGCGCACATTGACATCCCCTCGATGTCGTGGGACGCGTCTGCGGATATTTGGAAGACGCTGACGGATACCGGGAAGCCGGTGGTCTCTCACATCACCTCCATCAAGGCGCAGATCGACGCGGCTGCGGCGAAGGGCGCACGGGGGTCCATCGTCTCCGCCGTATCCACAGTACTGTCAATCCAAGTGTAAGGAGAATCATGGCAACTACCGTTCAGTACGGGACCGTCTTCTCGACTCCCGTTGTCATTCGCCCGCTGACCGTCAAGGAGGAGGACCTCAAGAAGAAGGGGGTCTACCTCGACAAGACGCGCACCACGGTGAACCTGGAGGCCGGCATCTACCTCTTCGAGTTCCCGAAGACCAACCTCCCGGTCATCCCCCGTAAGATCAGCGGGACGGGCACTCTCACGGTCGACGCCGTCATTCCGTCGTGATCATGCGAAAGCAACCCATCGTACGAGCCGAGAGGATGGGACTGCCGGGAACCTCGGCGGTTCTCCGCCCCGGGTCGAAGGATCTTCAGCCCTCCGAGAAGACATACCTCGTCGAGGTCGTGGGGGAGACTCCGTCCGCCGCTCCGATCCGAGTCGGAGGTTCGGTGTCCTACGGGCAGGTGCTCAACGAGCTCGCACCCATCCGCGGCCTCACCGTGGGCGTCATCGGGGATTCCTTCACCGAGGGTGAGAACGGGGTTCCGTCCTATCTGGGGGTGGCCTCGGTCATGTGCAGGGAGCTTCACGCCGACGTCATCCCGTCCTATCAGACAGGAACCGGGTATCTCAGTCCCGGACAGGGCGGCAGGGCCGTGTTCGGTGACGACAGTCGGATCGACGCCGTCCTCGCCGGCGACCCCGACGTCCTGTTCTTCTTCGGGTCGGTCAATGACAGGGCCCGGGGGGACGGCAATGCCGTGGCGACCGCCGCCGAGGCCGCCTATCGGAAGGTCTGGAGCAAGCGACGTGATATTCCCATCATCGTGGCCGGCATCCAGCCGACGGCCCCTCCCCCGACGTTCTCCGACGCCACTTCCGACATCAACCAGAAGATGCGGGCCCTCGTCGAGAGGCTCAATGAGGACTATCCGATCGCGTACATCGACCAGATCGGCACGAGTCTCGTCAACGCAACTGCGTTCGTTCAGGGTAAGCCGTACTCCGCGGGCGACGTCGTCTACTTCGAGGGCGTCGGCTACGAGTTCCGGGAGAACTGGTCCGGATCCAACCTGGCAGAGGCTCCGGTCCGCCGCACGTCGATCTGCTTCACGGGAACCGGACAGGTCGGCACTCCCAAGAAGGACGGGAACAGGGATATTTACCTGCACTCGGACGGGACTCACCCCACGTGGTCCGGATCCGAGGCGTACGGCAAGGCCCTCGCCGCGGAGTTCGCCGTTGCCTATCGGGATACGTTCTTCCGCCGGCTGAGGACGGAGCACGCTGAGCCTCCTGCGCCGCCCGCTCCGAACCCGTTCCGAGACGAGCCGCATCTCGCGGCGTTCAACGCCCATTACTGGGACGAGGACGAAGTCGTTGCATCTGAGGCGAGGCTCCGGAAGGCCGTTTCCGACGGCGCGGACGGTTTCGTGTTCTGGGTTCGGTCTACCTCGGACGATAAGCTCGTGCTGTCGTTCGCCAACACGCTCCCGATGACGGAGGGGACCAGCCCCAGCATCAACCAGACGACTCTCGAGGCTCTGAGGGGCCTCAAGACGAAGGGCGGGAAGATCGCCACTTTCGAAGAGGGTCTCAGGCTCTGCAAGGAGCTCAACGTCGGGTGCCTCGTGCTCAACGGCGTCAAGTTCCCCCAGGACGGCAGCCAGTCGTGGAACGTGCGCATCGAGAACGCCATCGCCGCCATGGTGAAGACCGTGTTCGGCGACGACGCTCCGAAGTACGTCAAGTTCTACACCGGTCCGACCGACGCCGATGCGCGCACCCGGTACGCGGCCGTCGTCCCGGATGCCGAACAGGTCATCCACTACCACAACGACACCGTTGTCAACACTCCTCCGCCGGCCGGGAGCATCGTCTCCTCGGCCAACACGCTCAGCGCCGCGTCCGTGGCCAAGCTCAAGACCTACGGGCGCCCGATGTGGTACACGCAGATCGCGAACCGGCAGCTGGGCGAGGGTGCGAGGAATCTCGGTGTCGATTGGAAGGGATTCACCTTCCGAGTGCGCGTCGCACTCGAAGCCCTTCCGCCGAAGCAGTGAATCTGCTCAAAATAGGAGGTTATATGAGCGATCCACAGGATCGGCAGGAGGCCGATCTCACCAGGAGCGTCGGCGATCCCTTCGAGGACAGCGGCGATGACGTTCCTCAGACGCCGGAGGTGATCGCATGAGCGGTCCTGCCGACGTCCTCTACCACGCCGCCAAGCGAATCGGGTACTACGCCCCCGACGACCCGGAGCCCGGGTCCGAGGCGGGAAGGTACTGGGCCGCCAAGACCGGGCAGCAATGGCTCGCCGGTCCGTCCACCTCGATCTGGTGGTGCATGCTATTCGTCAGCATGTGCTTCGACGAGGCCGGACAGCTCGACGCCATCGGCGGCTTCTCGTACAACACTGACGTCACACTCGCCCACATCCGGAACCACCCGGACGCGTACTTCGTGTCCGTCGGCGAAGCCGAGCCCGGCGACGTCGTCATCTTCGACTGGGATTCCAGCACTGCGGCGACTGACCACGTCGGCATCGTCGAGGCGAACCTCGGTGATGGGGTTCTCCAGACGATCGAGGGAAACACATCGTCCGGCGCGTACGGCTCGCAGTCCGCGGGCAACGGCGTCTGGCGGCGCCAGCGGTCCTACGGGATCGCGTACGTCATCCGGCCCGCCTGGGTCGGCAGCGGCTCGTCCTCGGCCCCCGCGGTCAAGCCGTCCTGGTGGATCGACGAGGACGGAGTCTGGGGTGCCCAGACCGGCGCTCGGTTCCGCGGCGTCATGGGGCTCGATTCCTCGGCCACGTGGACGGAGGCGTGCAAGCGCTTCCAGACGTTCCTCAACGGGGCTCTCGACGCCTACGAGATCCGCAAGTTGACTGGCGACTACAAGCTCGAGGAGGACGGCGTCGACGGTGAGAAGACCTGGAAGTGCTTCCAGCACTTCTGGAACATGTCCGACATCCCCGGCGACGACTCCCTCCTCGAGGAGGACGGCGTCCAGGGCGTCGACACCACCACGAAGGTCCAGAAGGCCCTGAACGCCAGTTGGCACGGGTCGCTGGGCCTGGCCAAGGCTCCCTGAGGCTCAAAATGGGAGAAATGGTACTGGAGGCCAAGGGCGGCTTCCCGAAAACCGAATCGTGGCTCGCGAAGATCGGCAAGATGTCGATCTCCGCTCAGTTGTCGCGCTATGGGGAGAAGGGCGTCCGCGCTCTGGCCTCCAGTACCCCCCGACGAACCGGGAAGACTGCCGGGTCGTGGGGGTATGAGATCAGTCAGAAGGGGAACCGGTGGACGATAACGTGGACGAACACGAACATCGTCAACGGCGTTCCCATCGCGCTCGTCCTGGAGTACGGGCACGGCACCGGCACCGGCGGTTACGTCGCCGGTAGGCAGTACATCACCAAGGCGATCGAACCGATAATGAACGAGATCGCGGACGGGGTCTGGAAGGCGGTGAAGAATGGCTAGCGTCGAGTCCAGAGTCGTATCTCTGAAGTTCGATAACAGTCAGTTCATGAGTGGTGTGAAGAGCACCCTCGACGGCCTCAAGGGCCTCAAGCAGTCGATGTCCGAGAAGATCAGCTCGTCTCCGCTTTCGGGGATCGCCGACTCCATCCGGGCCATCGACTTCTCCTCGATCTCCAACGGGGCCTCCGACGCCGGAAACCGGATCGGAATCTTCGCCACCGCCGCAGGGGTGGCCCTGGGCAATCTCGCGTCCAAGGCCGTTGAGGCCGGCGTGAGCATGGTGAAGTCGTTCACGATCCAACCGATCATCGACGGCTTCAAGGAGTACGAGCTCCAGCTCAACTCCGTTCAGACCATTCTCGCCAACACTGCGAGCAAGGGCGAGAACATCCAGACGGTGAACGCGGCTCTGGACGAGCTGAACCGTTACGCGGATCTCACGAAGTACAACTTCTCCGAGATGACGCATAACATCGGCATGTTCACGTCCGCGGGCGTCGGGCTGAACGACTCGGTGGCGGCCATCAAGGGCCTGTCCAACGTCGCGGCGGCCTCCGGGTCGACATCCCAGCAGGCCGCGACCGCGATGTACCAGCTGTCGCAGGCGATCTCCGCCGGCAGCGTGAAGCTGATGGACTGGAACTCCATCGTGAACGCCGGCATGGGCGGCGAGCAGTTCCAGGAGGCCTTGAAGCGAACCGCCCGCATGCACGGCGAGGCCGTCGACGAGTACATCGAGAAGGAGGGATCCTTCCGAGAGTCCCTCAAGGACGGCTGGCTCACCGCCGAGGTCATGCTGGACACCCTGAACCAGATGACCGGCGACCTCACCGACGAGCAGCTCCTCCAGATGGGTTACACGGAGGAGCAGGTCGCTCAGATCCAGCAGTACGCGAAGGCCGGCCTCGACGCCGCCACCTCCTACAAGACCTGGTCCGATGTCGTCGGCGCCTCGATGGAGGCCGTCGGGTCGGGCTGGGCCTCGTTCTGGCGGATCATAATCGGAGACTTCGAGCAGGCCAAGACGCTGTGGACCGAGGTCGGCAACGCCGTGTCCAACTCGATCGGCAGCATGTTCGACTCCATCAACGGGGTCGCTCAGGCCTTCGTCGATCTCGGTGGTCGCGCTGCGGTGATCAACACCATCCGCAACATCGTCCTCGCCGTGGTCCGGCCGATCAAGGCGCTGGGACAGGCGTTCGGCGATGTCTTCACCGGCGGACCGGCCAACATGCTCGCCACCTTCGCGAAGGGACTGGAGAAGCTCACCTCGATATTCGTCCTCAGCGAGGAGAACGCGGGTCGTCTGCGCACGGCCTTCGCCGGAGTCTGGTCGGTCCTGCACATCATGCTGTGGCCGATCCAGCAGATCGGAAAGCTCTTCGCCTGGGTCGCGAACGGCGTCCTCAGCCTGGTGGGCATTCTCACCGGCGGAGCCACGACCGGCTTCCTCGGAGTCGCCTCCGCCATCGCCAAGGGCCCTATCGCCCTCGACAAGTGGATCTCCAGCCTCAACCCGATCGGGAAGATGATCGACTGGGTGAACGCCAAGCTGGCGGCATTCCGCGACTGGCTCGGGCCGAAGTTCACCGGAGCCATCGACGGCGCCAAGGACGCGTTCGGTCGTCTCAAGGACGCCGCCGGGGAGAAGGTCTCGGCGGGCTGGGACAAGCTGCGCGAGAAGGGCTCCTCCTTCGCCAGCACGATCAAAGACAAGTTCTCGCCGGCGATCGACTCCGCCAAGGGCGCTCTCAACGCCTTCGGAGAGTCCGTCAAGGGTAAAATCGAGAACGGTCTCACCAGTCTCTCGGAGAAGTCCAAGACCGTCGCAACGATCTTCGGCGAGGTGTTCTCCGGACGGGTCATGGCCGTCGCCCCGGGGTTCGCCACTGCGGTCTACAAGATCGCAGATGCGATGCATCGGGCGTACGAGAAGGTCAAGGAGTTCGCCGGAGAGATGGGGAGGGCCTTCGATGCGAAGGTCGTCGCGTGGGCCGACAAGCTCGCGCAGAAGTTCTCCTCCGTCGGATCCGCCGTGGGCGCCGCTAAGGATGCGGTGTCATCCGTCAGCGCTCCGAATGTCGACACCTCCCAGGTGCAGGCCGCCGCGACGAGCGCGCAGGAGAGCGCATCGGCCGCGGCCTCCCAGGCGAAGTCAAAATGGGAGGAGTTCGCCGACTGGCTCACGACCGAGCTCCCCGCGAAGTTCAACAAGATCAAGCAGGATCTTGCTCCGCTGGCCAACGCCCTCAAGACCGTCTTCGGAGGCGTCGGCAAGGCGATCAAGGAGGCCTTCCGCATCGAGGAGGGCGACCTCGGGTTCGCCAAGATCATCAACTGGATCCTCGCCGGGGGTCTTGTCGCAGCCATCTACAAACTGGCCGACGCCTTCAAGAGCGTCAAGGCCCCGATCGGGGCCTTCGAGGAGCTTCTCGGCTCGCTCGGCAAGACCCTCGACGCGACGTCCAACCAGATCAACGCCAAGGCGCTTCTCACGGTCGCCGCCGCAATCGCCATCCTCGCCGCGTCGATGTGGCTTCTCGCCACGATCGACTCCGACGGGGTGACCAACGCCGGTGTCGCCATCGGCGTCGTCACCGGAGCGGTGGTCGCGCTGATCAAGACGATGTCCGGAATCTCCAAGGACCTCAAGGCCGGCGGGGCACTGGCTCTCATGGCCACGTCCCTCATCAGCATCGCCGGTGGCATCCTGCTGGTCGCGTTGGCCGCGAAGCTTCTCGGCTCCCTCGACGAGGACGAGATGCTCAAGGCCCTTCGGGCACTGGTGGTCGTCACCGGAGCCCTCATCGCGACGGCGAAGGGGCTCAACGGGATCAAGATCAACCCCACAGCGGGTCTGACGCTGATCGCCTTCGCCATTTCGCTGTCCCTCGTGGGGCTGGCCCTCAAGATTCTGGGGAACCTGAGTCTGAGGGAGGCCCTTCAGGGCATGGCGCTCATGCTGTTGATTTCGGTTCAGATGATCGCCATCGCCCTTCTCGCAGGAGACATGAAGAGCACTTCGTTCTTGAATCTCCTGGCCATGGCGATCGCCATGCAAGTCGCGGCGCTCGTGCTCGTCCAACTCGGTCTGCTCCCGTGGCGGGTGGCCCTCCAGGGGATCATCGTCATGGGAGCGGTGGTCGCCGAACTCGGCCTTCTCACCCGCCTCGCCGGGAACGTCAAGCCGAAGGCGGCTCTGGGGCTCGTGGCCGCGGCGGTGTCCCTCCAAATAGCATCGACCGCGGTGATCGCCCTCGGTCTGCTCCCATGGCGGGCGGCTCTTCAGGGGATCATCGCCATGGGTCTCGTTCTGGCGGAGATGGTCGTCGCCTCGACGATGATGAACGGGAACGTGGCAGGCGTGAAGACGATGGCCCTCATGGCCGCTTCGCTCCTGCTCCTGGGCCATACCATCAAGACTCTCGGGTCGCTTCCATGGCAGGCTCTGGCCATCGGTCTTGTCGCCATGGCTGCGGGCCTCGGCATCGTCATCGCCGCGGGATATTTGGCGGAGAAGGCCGCCCCGGGTCTTCTGCTGCTGGCCGCCGCCATCGCGGCCATCGGTCTGGTGGTTGTCGGAGTGGCCGCATTGCTGACGGCGATCACCGCGCTCCTCGCGGCCGTCGCGGTGCTCGGAGCTCCGGCATTCGCGGCTCTCGCGGGGGGCATCGTACTCCTGGCGAATACGATTCCGACCATTGCCAAAGCGGTGATGGACGGAATCATGGTCATCCTCAAGTCGATCATCGACAACAGAGAAACGATCGCTCAGTCGATCGCCGCTTTGATCATCGCCCTGTGCGAGGCGCTCGTCGCCAGCATGCCGTCCATAGTGGCCGCCCTCGGAGCGCTTCTCGACGGAGCGATCCAGGTGCTCGTGGAGTACATCCCGAAGATCGTCGCCGCCGCCATCGACATCATCATCGCCCTGCTGGTGGCTGTGGGGCAACGGGCTCCGGACTTCGTGAACGCCGCTGTGAATCTGATTCTCGCGTTCATCAACGGGATCGCAAGTCGAATCGGCGACGTCATCGCCGCGGCGTTCAACTTGATCATCTCCTTCATCGAAGGACTGGCCAACGCGATCGACACGTACGAGGGCCGCCTCCGCGCGGCCATCGGCAAGCTGATCCGGGCCATCGCCAGGTTCATCGTCAACTCCGGGAAGGACCTTCTCAAGATCGGCGGCGACATCATCGGCGGTATCGTCAAGGGCATTGGGAACGCAGGGCACAAGATCAAGGACAAGATCGTGAGCTTCTGCCAGGGTGCGTGGGAGAGCGTCAAGTCGTTCTTCGGAATCGCATCGCCATCGAAGCTCATGGCCGAGGTCGGCAAGAACGTCATGCTCGGCGCCGCGAAGGGCATCGAGGACAACGGCGACGCCTTCGTCGACGAGACTGTAATGGTCGCCAAGAACGCGAAGGACGGCTTCAACCGTGCTCTCGCTGACGGGTTCGACGCGGAGTTCTCGTCCTTCCGGCCCACGATCGTTCCCGTTGTGGACCTCAAGGAGGCTCGAAAGGGCCTTGAGGCCATGAGCGGCGACATGGTCAGCGTCGGCGCGAGGATGTCCGCGGCGCTTCCGGCGAAGCCCTCGTCTTCCGAGCCCTCTTCGACGGGGGACGAGGATCGGCAGAGGAATGTGGTCGTGACGCAGAACAACTACTCTCCGGAGTCGCTGAACGAGGCGCAGATCTATCGGCAGACCCGAAATCTCGTCAGCATGCTGCAATACTCATGAGGAAGGATTTCCATGATTCTCGGAGTCAGTGTATTCTCCGACAACGGCGAGTCCATCAGGCTCCCGCTCCGGGATTTTTGGGGAACCGGTCTCGCGATCACGAACATCACTGGACTGGGCCCCGTTAAAAGCGATCTCTGGATCACGAATTACGGGGCCCAGTCCGGCGGATACTATAACGGTTCTCGTATCGGCACCAGGAACATCGTCATGACGATACGCCCTTGCGGCGACGACATCGAGAAGGTACGCAGATACGCATACCGACTGTTCGATGTGGAAGAGCACGTGACTCTGGTGGTGGACACGGATTACGGCGATCGTCGCATCGACGGCTACGTGGAATCCTTCGAGGTCGATTTGTTCTCGGCCGCGGAGCAATTCGTTATCAGTATCATGTGCCCCCGACCTGAGTTCACAGACGGATCCGGGGTCGTGCTGACGTCTTCGAGCGCGGACACGATGAACGCGGCATTCGAGTTCCCGTTCGAGTCCCGTTGGCACATGGATGACATCGAGTTCGGGACACCGCAGGATTATGCCGAGAATATCGTCTACTACGGCGGTGAAGTGCCGACCGGATGCGAGATGCACATTGATATTCTATCCGATCCCGGGAAGAATGTCATCATCGAGGGTCCTCGCGGTAGTCGTGTTGTCGTCGATAATGTCAACTCCGTGATCAAGAAGGGTGGGCGGCTGGTTCTCAATACCGTCGTCGGGAAGAGGGAGGCGTATTACGTCAAGGACGGAACACGAACCGATCTGGCATGGACGCTGTGGAATCAGAGCAATTGGCCCATTCTGTATCCCGGGAACAACACGATAGTGGTGAAAACCGACAACCTCTTCGAGGTTCGGATTACCTGCTATTACCAGAATCTGTATCGAGGCATCTGATATGTTCATGATCGAGTACCCCACTCGGGGAGCGTACGGCGCCGTGACGCGCGAACAGCCCTCGCTCATCATTGACGACTTCTACTCCGCTTCCTGGACCGAGCGCTTCTGGGACATCGGCGAGGCCCATCTCGAGCTGCCGATGAAGTACTATGCACTCGCGCTCGACGCGAGGCGATATCCGAATGGTCATTACCTTCATTTCTCCGAGAGCGAACGGGTCATGAACCTGTGCTCCGCACGAGTGGTGGCCAAGAGGGACGACCCCAGGCTCATCCTCAACTACAAGTCCCTCGAGAACTTCCTGTCATTCAGGCGCGTTCACGAGGGGCCGATGGCGTGGCCGTACTACTCTCCTCCTATCGCGGGAATGCAGAACTACACACTTCTCGATCTGTGGCGGTACTATTACGCCACTCGCTATCGAGTTCCGTCGATGCAGTACTACAAGGACCCGAAAGTGTCCGATGACTGGATCAGCCTCATGAAACTCGATTTCAACGTCGGCGACACGGTCCTCGATGTCACAAAGGCGTCGTGCATGCGCGACCTGCCGTTCCGCAAGCGCCATGGTTTCCAGATCAAGGTGGAGGGCGAGGAGAAGCGCTGGTGGAATATGTACATCACCGCCGTCGATGCGCCCGACCCGCTTCCCGATTGGACGGACTACATTGAGGCGCTGGAGTTCGGAATCGACTCGAGCAAGTACGCGAACGCCGCCCTGGTGTTCGTTCCAAAGGTCGAGGAGACGAAGAACGCCCAAGGTGTCTACGACGGCTATCGTGTGATCGGCAAAACGATATACGATTCACCGACGTACTACGAGCCGGGGTATGTGGCCGAATGGAATAGGGTCGAGAAGAAAATCGAGTACCAGCTGGATGGCAAGCCCTACAAAGAGGCCATGGGCATGATGCAGTACATCTATGACACCTGGGGGCAGATCGGGGGACCGAACGACCCCGGCACGGCGAAGAAACTGGTCAAGGAGCAGTCCTCCGTGCAGACCGTGGCGACGACCCCGGCGACCATATCGAAGGACCTCAAATACGGCAAGGACTACCGTCTTGGAACCATGTTCCAATGGACCCCCTATGCAGGAGTCGGGATCTACAACACCGCTTGGTACAACGCTTCAACATCTTTCGAGGCGCTGGTGACCGAGTACACGTGGACGATCGACGATTCCGGCGTTGTCGAAACACCGGGAATCGTCATGTGAGAGGAGCGCTATGGCGCAACGTTTCGGATTCTTCGATTCTATCAACAAGGATCGAAGATACAACGCCACCGATATGGGACGCATGTTCGACGGCCTCATTCGAGATGGCATCTACATGAGCTATCTCGAGGCATTCGCGGTGCAACCGGCCGGACAGATGACCGTATGGGTTCGTCCCGGGCGCTGCTGGTTCAACCATCGCTGGTTCGAGATTGATGAGCCCTTGAAGTTGGATATCGCTTCGGCGCACACCACTTGGGCTCGCTGGGACGTCATCGTCATCGAAGTGAACGAGGCGGAGACCGTCAGGTCGGTTTCACTGCGCATCATGCAGGGATCCCCCAGCAGTGCGCCGTCCGAGCCCCCCATCAGCGGAACGCAGACCCTTCACCGGTATCCTATCGCGGCGATCAACGTGAAGGCGGGAATGACGTCGATCAACTCGTCGGAGATATACGACCGCCGCGGAAGCGATGCGTGTCCCTGGGTCGCCAACATCAACGGTTCGATCCCGGTCAAGGGGCTCACCGATCAGATGAGCGCCGAGTTCCAGGCGTGGTTCTCCGGCCTCAAGGACGCCGCTCTGAATCCGCCCAACGCCAACGCCGAATTGGCGGCGGTGAAGAGCGAGGTCGTGACCCTCAAGAAGCACTGGGACACCGGAGGTATGCCGGCCGGTTCGATCGCGCCTTCGACGAGGATTCCGCTCATCGCGTCCGATGGCAACACGTCGACATCGTCCGCGGATGTTTTCGCGTACGAGATCTTCGACGGGATTTCGAGCGCCCACAACGCCCTGTATCGCGGGAAGAATCTCGGATCGATCATGACGACGGAGCAGGCCGCGGAAGTCGCGGCCGGAACGTTCCGGGGATTGTGGCTGGGCGACTACTGGACGAACGGGGGGCGTGATTACGTCATCGCCGGATTCGATTACTGGTACGGCCTTCGCGGCGTTTCCCGTCATCATATCGCAGTGGTTCCCAAATACAGCGTGAGCGGAAACGCGATGCACTCCGGGCGGATGACCAACGGAGTGTATTACACCGATATGTACCAGACGGTGCTTCCCGGTTTCCGAACACAGTTTCAGAACGTGTTCGGAAACCGAATCATCAATCACCCCGTCGTGTTCATCAGCAGCTACGATGCCCAGTCCAATCCGAAGAGCTACACTTCGTTGGACGTTGATATTTCCATTCCGGATCCGGGCATGGTCTCGACATCCGGGTGGACGACTGGAATCAGCGATGGGGTTACACGTAACCGGTCCTCTGGGAATCGTCTGCTCCCGATCGTACTGCTCAACAGTGCGTTCGCCAACACCTCGTCGAATGATGGGTATTGGCTCAACGCCTCGTACGGCCCCAGTTCGGTCGCGTACATGCGCAACGACGGCAGTATCGACCAGTCCAATCCTGCTAACAGCAAGTTCGTCTGGCCGATCTTCGCAGTTAGCGGGTGATATTCTATTGCTCCCGCATCACATCGAGCTGATACTCACCGTGGCGGGTTCGGTGCTCGCCTCTTCGGGCTTCTGGGCCTGGCTTACGAGGAGGACGAGCGACCGGAGCGCCACGCGGGAGATGATACGCGGCCTCGCGCACGATCGGGTCGTCCACGTCGGGAAAGGGTACATACGACGCGGATATTTGACTTTAGACGAGTATGAGGACTTCATGGAGTACCTCGCGAGGCCGTACCAGAGCATGGGCGGCAACGGCCTCGCCGAGCGCGTCATTCTCGAGGTTCAGCACCTACCCATCTATCCGGACTACAAGAAGGACATCGGATGAAGAACAAGACATACGACACCCTCAAGTGGGTTGCGCTCGTGGCGCTCCCCGCGTTCGTGACCTTCTTCCTCGCACTGGCCCCGCTGTGGAACATTCCGAATGCGCAGGCGATCGCGGCCACCATCACGGCTTTCACGACGTTCCTGGGCGCCCTCCTGGGCGTCTCCAGCGCGAAGTACACTCCGCCGACCGACGGTGTGCTCAACGTCGTGTCCGACCCCCATGTCGACGCCCCGGCCGAGGTGAGTGCCGCCCTGAAGGAGGAGCCCGAGAACCTTCCCTCCACGATCTCCCTCAGGGTGGTCAAGTCCCACGTCTAGCTGGGGATATTCACGTAGGCCATAGTGAAGAGTCAGTCTTCGAAAGGAGAAATCATGACTGACGACAGCCCTAGCTACGAGGACCTCGCCCGCGAGATCCGTACGAATATGGCCGAGGACGGCGATCCCGCAAGCGACCGCTATACCTCCCTGCTCCGAAACCTCTCCGAGGTCGAGAGACTCAAGAAGGAGGCGCGCGTCAAGCGCCTCTCTGAGAAGATCGACCCGAATGTGGTCATCAGCGCAGGGGGATCCATCGCAGGAATCCTTCTCGTGATTCGCGCGGAGAAGTGGGCGGTCCTCACCAGCAAGGCGTTCAGCCTGATTAGCAAGATCAGGATCTGACGCTTCACCCCATCCCCCCTGTTCGACTGACAACGTCGCAGGGGGGATGGGCACTCGGACCATATTTTTCTCGGCGCATGGTGAGATACCCCCTCTTAGAAAGGAGGAACCATGCTCGAGATCCTGGCATTCCTGCTCGTCTTGATCTGGCTTGTTTCCGACAAGAGGCCGTAGCCTCCGCTCCGTACTCCGCAAGGGGTACGGATTCCGTGATATTTTCACACGACCCATAGTGAGATACACGTCTCCCCATGCATCACCCGGTGCATGGGCCTTTCGACAGGAGAACGCCAATGTCCACCGCTTACGAGCTCATCATCCAGTTCCCGGACAAGCCCTCTCGGGACAAGTTCGAGAAGACCCTGACCTCGAAGCACGTCCTCGTCCTTCTCCCCGAGTTCGACTACAAGAACATGGTCCGTGCGACCGCGATCAGGAAGGACCGCTGATCATGAACACCGAAGACGTCTACGACATCACCGGAATCAGGCTCATCTTCGACTACGGGGCGATCCAGGATCGCAACAAGTTCCAGATCCGCATCGAGAAGTACTACGGCCCCGATGCCATGTGGGGGGTTGTGGTCCGCTCCGAGATGGGCGGGTACCCCTGCATCGACGTCCGGATCCCCAAGGAGATCTTCATGGCGACCGCCATGGCCGCCATCGAGGACTGCGTCAAGAGGGCGGGGCGCGCCGACGAGCCCGTGCCCTGCGGACAGATGATGCTCAGGAGGTACTGATAACATGCTCATCAGACCGGCCATTCAGATCATCGGCCGTCACGCCCCGCAGATCCTCGCGGGGCTGGCGGTCGTCGGTGTCGGTGTCACCGCCATTCAGGCCGCACAGGGGCACCTCGCTGCCCAGGAGGTGCGGTACGAGATCGGCGAGAGTCGCGGTGAGACCCTCTACAACATGCTGCGGGCCCGGTGGAAGTGCTATGCGCCGGCCACCATCACCGGAATCCTCACGATCGCCTGCGTCATCGGAGGGACGAAGGTCTCCCTGGTCCGCCAGGCGTCGCTCGTCAGCGCCCTCGGGCTCATGAAGTCCTCTCACGAGAGGCTCCAGAGGTCCGTCGAGGCGCTCCCCGAGGAGGCCCGTAACGAGGTGCGCTCACTCGCCGCGAAGGACTCCATCGCGTCCGGGGGGCAGCCCTCCGGCGCCCTGTTCGTCGGCACTGGGGATATCCTCTGGCAGGACGCCTTCACCGGACGGTACTTCACCGCCGACAAGAACCGGGTCGACCAGGCGGTCAACTCGGTCAACCACGCCCTCATCCACGGGGATGCGATCTCTCTCAACGAGTTCTACGAGCGCGTCGGGCTCGAGACCGTCTCCTCCGGCGACGAGCTCGGTTGGGCCATCGGCGGACCACTCGTCGAGGTGCAAACCACCGCCGCCATCTCGAGGGACGGCAGGCCCTGCGTCTCCCTCGACTTCATCACCCCACCGCGCCCTCAGTGGTGGAAGATCGGCTGATATTTTCACACAACCCATAGTGAAGGACACCCTACCCGAAAGGAACATCATGTCCGACAACCAGAACCCCGACACCCCGACCACCGCTGGTCAGGAGGTCGCCACCACTTCTGCGCCCACCCTTGGTGAGCGCGTCGACTCCTGGATCCGGTCCCACCCCCGCACCGTCGCCACCGCGAAGGGTGCCGCTAAGTTCGCCCTTTACGTGGGCGGTACCATCGGCACCCTTGCGCTGATCGGTGCGCTGGGCGGCGACCCGGACGAGGAGGACGACGCCTACGAGGAGGACGAGGAGGAGTGATCGACCCCCGACACCGTCAATCGCACGGTGTCGGGGTTTTCACTCGCCGTATGGTGAAAGGAAGGTGATATTCACCATGCGCCAGAACCACGTTTGGATTCCCCGCCTCCTCTGCAAGGTGGGGTCGACCGCAACCGGCATCGCCGTGTCCGCGGCCTTGACCGCCGCCTGCCCGCCGGCGGGAATGCTGATGACCGCAGTGTTCCTCACCGGCGGCGCCTGCGCCGGCATCGCCGTGAGCAAGCCCACCGAACGCGAACTCCTCTCCTTCGCGGGAGAGGTGGAGGAATCCATCGCGGCCACGAAGGCCGCACTGAACCACTGACCATTCAACCCCATACACCACCCGGTGCATGGGCCTTTCGAAAGGAACACACGCATGTATCGTGTCAAGCTGAAGTACGAGGACCCGTTCAACGATGACCGAATGATCGAGGAGGAGCTCCTGTTCAACCTCACGAAGGCCGAGGTCATGCTCGCCATGACCGATGACGACTCCTTCCTCCACCTGCTCATGGCGCTCGACGAGAAGACGGTGACCGACCTCCAGGTGGTCAAGGCCATTACCGAGCTCGCCCTCGCATCCTACTGCGAGAGGGCGGGCAACCGGGTCGTCAAGAACCCTGCTCGAAAGGCGGCGTTCAAGACCTCGCCGGTCTTCGACGCCCTGCTCGAGCACCTCACCGCGAAGCGGGAGAACGCCGTCGCGTTCGTCACGAACATCATCCCCCGTGAGGCACGTGAGCAGGTCGCCAACTTGCTCGAGGCGAAGAAGTGAGCGGCGACGTCCCCATCCGCCCTGGGGACGGCGAGATCGAAAGGGCGGTCGAGTCCGTCACTCCGAAGGGGGACAGCGCTCCCATTGCGAGGGCGCGCGTCGTCACCTCTCCGGGGAAGCGGATCCTGAGGGGCGTCTTCGCCTCTTCCCTTGTCGAGCTGGGATCGTACGTCCTGTTCGACGTCCTCCTTCCGGAGATCAAGGATCTCATCGCCACCACGGCCACGAGCGCCGTGGACCGGGCGATCTACGGAGACCGCGGAGGGAACAGGCCCCCGGTCGGAGGACGAGTCGTCCCCATCCGCCGCCGGGAAGGCTGGACGGAGCGGACGAACTACACGTCCTTCTCCACGCCCTCCCGCGCCGCGCAGGAGCAGCAGGCACCCTCGACCGACCGCCCCTCCTACAAGGATCTCGAGTACTCCTCGAGGGAGGACGCGGGGGCCGTCCTGCGATATTTGATCGACGCCATCTCCGAGTACGGGACCGTCACCCTCGGCGATCTGTACGACAAGAGCGGCGTCAGCGTCAAGCCCGTCGATCAGCGATGGGGTTGGCGCGATCTGAGCTTCGCCGGTGTGCGACGCTCTCGCGGCGGGTTCGTCATCGACCTGCCGCAGCCCGAGTTCCTACGATAACCGTTTGACGGGGCGCCTGCGAGAGATCGTGGGCGCCCCGTCAAACACGTCATATTCTCACGAAAGGACACACCATGTCACTCCCGGTCACCCTCGCCAAGGGCATCGGCATCACATCACTCTTCCTCGTCCGGAACGCGCCCACCATCCTCACCGCGGGCGGCGTCTGCGCCATGATCGGCGCGACGGTCACCGCCGTCAAGGAGAGCCTCAGGTACCACGAGGAGGTGAGCGAGCCCGCCATCACCGACCTCGCCCTCGCGGAGGTTGAGGGCGACGAGAAGAAGAGGGACGCCGCCAAGTGGCGTCTCATCATCAACACCGCTCGCAGGTACGCGCCCACGATCGTCCTCACGGCTGCCGGCATCGCCATGATCTCCGCGGGGCATGGCATGATGCTCCAGCGGATCTCCGGGCTCTCCAGCGCCCTCGCCATCGCGTCCTCGAAGGTCGGCGCACTGGAGAAGTACCAGCAGATCACTGATCCGGACGGCAACCGTCCTCACACCCACCCCGAGGTCAAGGCCGAGCTGCGGGAGGCCGTTCGCCACGTGCTGCCTGACGCGGACGTCCACAACTGGGCGTTCATGCCGTCCAACCCCAATTGGACGGACTCGCAGACCACCAATGAGTTGTTCCTCGAGAGCATGGAGCACTACGCCAATGACCGCCTCGAGCGGTACGGACATCTGTTCCTCAACGAGGTTTACGACATGCTGGGCATGCCGAGGACGCGCCTCGGGGCTGTCATGGGGTGGCTGAAGGACGATGTCGTCGACTTCGGGATCGAGCGCAGGTTCGAGCCTCTTGAGGATGCCGACCCCCGGATTTGGTGGGAGCTCGCGTTCAATGCCGATTCGAACCTGATCACAGCGGAGGCGAAGTGACATGCCTTGGAAGCTCATCATCACCGGACTCATCGGCGTCGCCGCGGGCGTTGGCGCCGCAGTGGCAGTCATGCGGGATATTCCCAAGCGCCTCGAGGAGAACGAGAAGCTCACGTGGCATCACGACGACCGGATCGCCGCCCTTGAGGCCCGGCTCACCCTCCTCGAGGAGTCGCCGAAGGTGAAGGAGGCCGTCTGCGAGGGGATGGTCGACCCTCCGAAGAAGGCGACGTCGGAGGAGTACGAGGCGCTGGCCGGGGAGTACGCCCCTTCCGACGAGCCTCCGTCCGAGGTCGAGACCCTGACCGACATCGACGGTCTCTCCATCGAGGACTACGAGTTCATCAACTCGTCCAACGAGCCCGTCGACGAGGGCATGTGGGACGTCAAGTACGACGCCGCCCAAGACGTCCTCTACGACGAGGACGGAGAGGATATTTCGGCGGAGAAGCCCGCTCTCCGCGCGTTCCTCGCGCAGTGGTTCCAGGGCGACAGCGAGGCGCGCTACGCCGAGATCGGGGAGAACGGGCAGGACACCCCTGTTCGCGTCATGATCGTCCCCGACGAGTACGGGGGGGCGTGGTATGACTGATGACGAGGTGGAGTACTACGAGGAGATCATGGATACGGTCGATCCCCGGGGCGACCACATCACACTTCTCAAGATCCTCGCCAGCGAGCCGTTCCGTTCCCGGAATCTCGGGGACCGTAACCGATCCGACGACGTCCTCTACTACCGCGAGGAGAAGGGCGTGCAGATCTTCGAACCCCCGTCGGTCCTCGAGGTCCTGTACGTCTTCGCCTTCCGCCTGTACGAGGCGGACGACGGTTCCGATCCGCTCTGGTACTTCTGGTGCATGCTCCGGAATGCGGGACTGAAGAAGTACGACGAGGAGGCCTTCGGAAACCCCCTCGCGGTGAGAGAGGTCAAGAAGCGCCTGCGCGATATCTCCGCCATGCGGTACGGCGCCGACGGAAGCGGAGGATATTTCAGAATCACCCGGGAACACTACATCGACGATGTTCTGATCACGGACATGCGAAAGATCCCATTGTGGGATCAGGCGATGGCGTGGTTGGACGACTGAACGGAGAACGCGTATGGACTTCTATTCGCTGCGCACGCGCAAGCGGAAGAACGGCACGATCGCCGTATACCCCGACTATCGGGTGGGTCGCTCGAACGACCTGATGGTGCGGGGGAAGTCCTTCTACGCGGTATGGGACGAGGAGAAGGGCCTGTGGTCACGGGACGAGTACGACGTCGCTCGTTTCGTGGACGCGGATATTCTGAAGACGGTCGAGGAACTCCGGGAGAATACCGATGACGACACGCCGATCGTCGGAGAACTCCTGAGCGACTTCTCCAGTGGCCACTGGATGAAGTTCCAATCGTTCCTGAAGAACGTCGGGGACTGCTCGATCGACCTCGATTCCTCCCTCGTCTTCGCCAACACCCCCACCTCAAGGGCGACGTATGCCAGTCGACGGCTTCCGTACGCCCTTGAGGTGGGGGACATCTCCGCCTACGACGAACTCATGGCGACCCTCTACGAGCCCGACGAGCGCACCAAGATCGAGTGGTGCATCGGCTCGATCGTGGAGGGCGCGTCGAAGGATATTCAGAAGTTCATCGTATTGTACGGCTCCGCCGGGGCGGGGAAGTCGACGGTGCTCAACATCGTGCAGCAGCTCTTCGCGGGTTACTGCACGACCTTCGACGCGAAGGCCCTCGGGTCGTCTCAGAACGCGTTCGCCACCGAGGTGTTCCGCACCAACCCCCTGGTGGCGATCCAGCACGACGGGGATCTCTCAAGGATCGAGGACAACACCAAACTCAACAGCATCATCTCCCACGAGGAGATGATCATGAACGAGAAGTACAAGGCGTCCTACTCGGCGAGGGCCAACGCGTTCCTCTGGATGGCGACGAACCGACCTGTGAAGATCACGGACGCGAAGAGCGGTATCATCCGCCGTCTCATCGACGTGACGCCGAGCGGGCGCCGTCTCCCCGCCGAGCAGTACATGGCGATCCAGAGGCGGATCCCGGAGGAGCTCGGAGCCATTGCCCATCACTGCCGGGAGGTGTTCCGGTCAATGGGCGCTCACTACTACGACCCGTACCGTCCCACGGAGATGATCCTGAAGACGGACGTCTTCTACAACTTCGTGGAGGACGTCCAGTTCGATATTCAGGACGGGGTCTCCTTGCAGAGGGCGTACGACCTCTACAAGAAGTACTGCGACGAGGCGCTGGTGGAGTACCGCATGCCGAAGTACCGGTTCCGGGAGGAGCTCAAGAACTACTTCAGGGAGTTCCATGAGCGCTACCGGGACGGGGACGAGCGCATTCGGAACTACTACACCGGATTCCGCGACGACAAGTTCAACGGCAGGGAGAAGACGCCCGAGCTCGCGAAGGAGAAGTACTGGCTCTCCCTCGACGAGGAGAAGGGCGCGCTGGATGATATTCTCGCCGATCGCCCGGCCCAGTACGCCGGCGATGACGGGAATCCCACCACGAGATGGGACGACGTCGGGACGACTCTGAAGGAGCTCGATCCGCATCGTCTTCATTTCGTTCGACCACCGGTGGACCACGTCGTGATCGACCTCGATATTCGGGGCGAGAACGGGGAGAAGGATCGCGCGTTGAATCTCGAGGCCGCGAGTCGATTCCCGCCCACTTACGCGGAGTTCAGCAAGAGCGGCGCCGGCATCCATCTGCATTACACCTACTCCGGCGATATTTCGGAGCTCTCGCCGGAGTACTCCGAGGGGATCGAGATCAAGACCTTCCGAGGACGGGCGAGCCTTCGGAGGATGCTCAACGGATGCAATGACATGCCGGTGGCGGCGCTGTCCGAAGGGGCGCTGCCGAGAAAGGAGAAGAAGCAGGTGCTCGACCAGGCGCAGGTCAAGAGCGAACGGGCGCTGCGCGAGCTCATCATCCGGAACCTCCGGAAGGAGATCCATCCGGCGACTAAACCGTCGATGGACTTCATCGAGAAGATTCTCAACGACGCATACAACAGCGATCTCTCATATGACGTCTCGGACATGCGGGGGAAGATCATGTGGTTCGCCATGAAGTCGACGAACCAGAAGGAGGAGTGTCTCAAGATCCTCATGCGCCTCAAGATGCGCAGCAAGGACGTGGAGAAGGGGGAGTACGCCTCGAAACCCATCGAGAACACGAGCACGGACGACATCGTGTTCTTCGACATCGAGGTCTATCCCAACCTGCTGCTCGTATGCTGGATGGTCGATCGGGACGGTGCCGAAGTCGTCCCCATGGTCAACCCCTCCAAAGAGGAGATCGAGCGGCTCCTCCAGAAGAAGCTCGTCGGGTTCAACAACCGCAAGTACGACAACCACGTGATCTACGCCCGGTATCTGGGCGAATCGGTGGCGTCGTGCTATCGGCTGTCGCAGAGACTCGTCCACAATGACAGGGACGCGACCTTCATCGAGGCGTACAACCTGTCGTACACGGACGTGTACGACTTCTCTACGAAGAAGCAGTCCCTCAAGGTGTGGGAGATCGAGCTCGGGCTTCCGCACAAGGAGATGGACCACCCCTGGGACGAACCCGTGCCCGATGATATTCTCCCGCACGTCATCGAGTACTGCGCCAACGATGTGCGAGCCACGAGAGAGGTGTTCCACCATCTCGAGGCGGACTGGGAGGCGCGACAGGTGCTGGCGAAGGTGGCGGGCCTCACGGTCAACCACACGACCAACCAGTGCACCCAGCAGATCATATTCGGGAATGACCGTCGTCCGGCATTCCACCACCGGGACCTCTCGCAGGATTTCCCGGGGTACGAGTTCTCCTTCGGGAAGTCGTCGTACCGAGGCGAGGATCCGGGCGAGGGCGGGTACGTCCACGCGAAACCGGGTATCTACAGCAATGTGGCTCTGCTCGACATCGCGTCGATGCACCCGCACTCGCTCATCGCCCTGAACGCGTTCGGAGACACCTATACGAAGCGTTTCAAGGCGATTGTGGACGCCAGAATCGCGATCAAACACGGGGATATGGAGGCCGCCGGAAAGGCCCTTGACGGGGCTCTCAAGCCCTTCCTGGAGGGGGATTTGAAGGCGCTCGCATATTCTCTGAAGATAGCGATCAACAGCGTGTACGGGCTCACCTCCGCGAGGTTCCCGACGCGCTGCAACGGCATGAACCCGGCCAACAACCCCGACAACATCGTGGCGAAGCGGGGGGCCCTGTTCATGATCGACCTCAAGCACGCCGTCGAGGAGCGGGGCGGTATCGTCGTCCACATCAAGACGGACTCCATCAAGATCGCGGAGGCGACTCCGGAGATCATCGAGTTCGTCAACGAGTACGGGCGCAAGTGGGGTTACACGTTCGAGCACGAGACCACGTACGATCGCATGTGCCTCGTGAACCGGGCCGTGTACCTCGCCCATGACAAGACGGGCTGGCACGCCACGGGTGCCCAGTTCCAGCAGCCCTATGTCTACAACCACCTGTGCGAGGGGCGACCCGATCGCCTTGAGGACTTCGTTGAGAAGAAGCAGGTGATCAAGGGCACGTTCTACATCGACCACGGAACCGAGGAGGCGCCCGACAGGCGTTTCGTCGGACGGGTCGGAGAGTTCATCCCGGTGAACGAGGAGGGCGGAGGCGGCGCTCTTCTGGTGAAGCGGGATGAGAAGTTCGTCTCGGCCTCCGGGGTGAAGGGATATCTGTGGGAGGAGCGCGCCGTGATCGAGCGGTACGCTCAGGAGAGCGACAGGGACCCCATGTCCTTCGTCGACAGAAGGTACGCGGAGAAGCTCCTGGATGACGCGTACGCGGCGATCTCCAAGTACGGGGACGCCGAGGAGTTCATCAACAGCGGTAGAAAGGAAGAGACATGCGCCGATACGGATTCTGGAACTTCATCGGGGACGCCATCCTGACGATGTTCAGCGGAGGGCTCTGGCTGATCTGGGTCTTCGTTCGGGAGATGCGCCAGCGCTAGAATCACAATTTTAACAAGGGGAATAGTGAGATACCCACCCCGAAAGGAAGTCATCACCATGATCGACATCACCGTTTCCATCATCAAGACCATCGTCTTCTTCGTTGGCGTGTTCTTCTCCGTCGCCCTCATGGGCAAGCGGGGACGCGCCATCAAGGAAGCCGTTCGCGGGAACGTGATCATCATCGACACCCCCAACCGCAAGTGACTCTCGACCCCATACGCCACCCGGTGTATGGGCCTTTCGGGGTGGGTATCTCATACGATCGAACGAAAGGAAACCACAAATGCTCCATCCCCTCGCTCTCCTGGGAGAGCTCATACTCATGACGATCGGCGCCATTCTCCTACAGGAGGGTACCGCGAGGCCCACGAAGAGGTCGGTGACCGGGTGCGTCCTCATGGTCATGGTCTCAGCGGCCCTTCTCGGATTCGGGGCCACCACGTTCTGCATGAGCCTCGGCTGGCTCATTCACGGCTTCATCGGGGCCTGTGTCGGCCTCGGTGTTTCCGGCGTCATCGTCTACATCATCCTCAACGCCACGATCGAAAGGAACCGCTGATGGCGACTGTGTATACCGTTAAGAACACGAAGTTCATCTTCGGAACGAACTTCACGGGAGCTCCCACGCAGTTCAACCCCGCGGGTGAGAAGCCCAACTGCAACATCGTCCTCGATGAGGAGACCGCTGCGACGCTCCTCGACGCCGGGTTCCGGGTCAAGACCACGAAGCCGAGGGAGGACGGCTCCGAGTACGTGCCCGAGCACTACCTCAACCTCAAGTGCTCCTTCGGCGGTCTCGCCGATCCCGACATCCGAATGGTCCCGTGCCCTCCCGGCGAGGACCCCAGGGAGTGCCAGCAGATCAAGCTCACGGCCGACACCGTGGGCAACATCGACACGGCCCGCGTGGCTCGGGTCGATGTCTCGTTCGCCGACTACCACCACCGCATGGGGGTCAGCGGGTACATCCGCAAGATGATCGTCGTGGTCGTGCCGGACGAGCTGGACCTCGAGTGGGGGTTCTGACGATGGACGAGACAACGATCGCCGTTTACGTCCCCGCTGGCGAGACGGAGAGGATCCCGGAGATCCTCAGGCTCTTCGGAATGAGGATCGAGGACATGGGGTTCGTCGGACGCGTCGGCCCGCAGGGGTGGTGGACGATCTTCCCTGGGGTCAGTTGGATCGTCCCGTCGTACAAGCACCCCGACAACGTCGGCCTTGCCGATAACCAGGCCATGGTCGAAGAGGACGGTGTCTACCACCTCGTCTGGATGACCGAGTGATCGGCGAAGTTTTTGTGGAGACCCCGGACGGGCTCGCATACGTCTCGAACATGGGGCGCGTGTGGTCCGTCCGGGCGTCCGCGTATCTCAAACCCCGAATGCTCGATCTGGGCAAGGGGTTCGATTGGCACGTCTGCTGGGGTGGCCTGTGGCGGAACGTCAACGACCTGGTCAGGGTCCTCCACGGCGAGGATCTCGACCTCTTCTGGACGCCGCCCAAGTCGACCGAGCCGCCGTTCGGTCGCAGGAAGTACCGGGGTCCGGTGAAGGACCTGGACACCGGTATCGTCTACAAGAACATGTGCGCCGCGGCGGAGGCGCTCGGAATCAGCCCGTCGATGGTCAGCATGACCGTCGCGGGGAAGATCAAGAGACCACGCTACCGTCTTGGAAAGGAGACATCATGGCGGTCCTGAACTACACCACCGAGTCCGGAGGCAAGGGACGCCTCTATCAGAGCGTCAACCTCGGAGAGCTCTGGAGGCTCTACGAGGAGCGCGGGGTGAGCGAGATCACCATCAACCCCACCAAGGGAGTCATGACGATCGTCGTCGACGGCACCCGGTGGACCTGGTACAACGGTTCCGACGTCCTCATCTTCTCGGACCGCATCGGCTTCCACGGGGTCTTCCCCGGGGCGGCCGGAAGCGGCGACGAGCTCGAGGAGCGTTTCGGTATCAAGTTCGTTCAGCCCGACAAGCACTGATCGGAAAAGGAGAACATCATGAAGTGCTGCGCCATTGCGACCGAGCACCACGTCAGCGTCACCTGGGGGGTCGACCTCTGGAACGGCTGGAAGTCTCCGTCGTTCGTCAAGAACGGGGAGGAGCTCGGCGACGGGCTCGCGTTCGCCCCCGTCGAGGCCCGAGCATGAGCGAGGAGAAGTTCAAGCGCGTCGCCGGAGGGGAGGTCATCCTCTCCTCGAAGGGGCGGGCCTGGCACCTCCGCGGTGCGCGCCACATCCGTCCCAAGCGGGTCGACGGGAAGTGGATGGTGAAGTACCACGGGGAGGAGCACGACCTCAAGAGGCTCGTCGAGAGGCTCTTCGGCTGCGAGATCCCCGACGACTGGTCCCCCAGCGAGAACGGCGATCCTCCCGAGCGGAGGCGTCTGCGCAGGGGGCCGGTCAGGTGCCTCGAGACGGGGGTCGTCTACCCGTCCCAGTCCGCGGCCGCCGAGGCCCTCTACCTCTCCCCCAGCATGGTCGGCAAGACCCTGCGAGGGATGTACAAGAACCCCACGTATCACTTCGAGTACGCCAGTGGCGACGACCTCCCCATCGAGGGTGAGGCTGCGACCGAAGCAGCGTGAGGCTCTGGACAAGATGCACGACGGGTGCGTCCTCATGGGCGGGGTGGGCTCCGGCAAGTCCATCACGGCCGTCGCCTATTGGCGGAGGGCGCACCCGGATCGTGCTCTCGTCGTGGTCACCACTCCGGCGAAAAGGGATTCCATGGAGTGGGAGGCGGAGATCGCCAAGATGGGGGCCTATGAGGCCCCGTTCGAGGTGGTCTCCTGGAACAAGATCTCGGACGTGAAGGACAGGACCGGCTGTTTCTTCGTGTTCGATGAGCAGAAGCTGAGGGGATCCGGGAAGTGGGCTCAGAGCTTCCTGAAGATCTCCTCGAAGAACGACTGGGTCATGCTCTCGGCGACGCCCGGCGACTCGTGGAAGGACTACCTGTCCCTGTTCCTCGCCAACGGGTGGTACGAGAACAAGACCGACTTCTACGAGAAGCACGTCATCTGGGACCGGTGGGCGAAGTACCCGAAGATCAAGCGGTACGTCAACGAGGCCCGATTACGGAGACTGCGATCCCGCCTGCTCGTGGAGATGGGGGACGACCGTGCGACCGAGCGCCGATTCGTGGATCACTGGTGCGATTACGATCGCGAGTTCTACGAGAAGATGACCAAGAAGCGGTGGGACCCCTACGAGGATGCCCCTCAGAGGGACGCAGCGGCCCTTTGCAGGGTCCAGCAGCGCATAGTCAATACCTCCCACGACCGGCGGGAGAAAGCCCGTCAGATCGTCTCTGAGACGCCCAGGATACTGGTTTTCTACTCCTGGGAGTATGAGCGGGACATCCTTCTCGAGATCGGGGAGGAGCTCGGTCGGACGGTCACCGAGCGCAACGGGCACAGGCACGATCCCGTTCCCGATTCGGACGAGTACTTCCACATCGTGCACTACTCGTCATGCGAGGCGTGGAACTGCGTGTCGACGGACACGGTCATGTTCTACTCCCCGTCGTACTCGTGGTGGATGGCCGAACAGGCGTTCGGACGCATCGACCGCATGAACACCGCGTACAGGACGCTGTACTGCCACAGACTCCTCTCCGACTCGTCGATCGGCAGGGCCATCATGGACTGCCAGGCGAGGAAGGGGAGGTTCAACGAATCGGTCTGGAAGGGCTGAGACCGCGCACAGCGAAAGGAGAACATGATGCGCGACAACGAGATGACGAACGGGGTCTACCTGTGGACGGACGCCGGCCAGTTCGGCGCCTATCTCACCGAGGGCGAGGAGGCGGCCCTCACCGCCGTCTTCCACTACTTCCCCGTCACGGACGTGCGGTGGACGAGCTTCGTCCACTTCCGCCCCGCTCACTGCAACGGCAAGGACAGGGAGGAGGAGATCCGGCGTGCCATCAGGGTGAAGAACAACTTCATGAGCGCCATGGAGAAGATGGGCATCCGCGCCGTCGGTTGCCCCTTCGACTGGGACGAGATCCGGGAGTGGGTGCAGCCGGGCAACGTGTGGTCGGTGAGCCGTCGTCACGGCGACAGGGGGTACCCGCGGTTCCAGCACGGCGCATGGTGAAGGAATCCCCTACGAAAGGAGAACACCATCATGAACCACTGGCTCGACCGTGAGCGCCGTAAGATCGCGCAGGACAAGATGTCCGTCTTCGGATGGGACGACGCCCTGTTCGTCGAAATCTTCCTCGAGAACTTCCGTCACTCCCGCCACGACTGGCGGCACCTCCACCTGCTTCTCATGGCCGGCCTCACCTCGCTGAGGCTGCGCTGGGAGATGCGGGGATGGATCCGTCCGACCGTCGGCGGGGTGTACGCGGACGTTCTCGTGGACGAGGACCCGCTCTTCGTCCCCATCCCGAAGGACGTCTCCAGACTCGTGCGATCCTACTGGATCTACGTCTACCTCAGTGGCCTCATGAGGTATCACCTCTGAGACCTTCGCTCATACCTCGCAAGGGGTATGAGTTTTTCGCAAGGGGGATAGTGAGATACCCCCTATCAGAAAGGACACTCCCATGTATGTCATCTCCGCACCCTGGATCGACTTCGTCACCTCTCTCGCCCGAGACTTCGACGAGGACTCGCTCTGGAGCCTGCTCACGCAGGCCCGGGCGCGGTTCCAGACCCCTCTCCGTTTCATCTACTTCACCCTGTTCAACCTCTTGGCGAAGTTCGCTATGAGACACGAGCCGAAGGTCTGGACCGCAGACCGGCGCCTCGTGTGGCTGACTCCTGTGAAGCCCCTCGTCCTCTCCAACCGGGAGAGGTGGCCCTACGCGATTCTCAGCCTCGAGCTGGCCAAGATGAAGAGGGAAGTCAACAATCTCTGAGACTCAACCCATGCCCACAAGCGGCATGGGCTCTTGTTTTTCGCCAATCGTGCAACAGAAACCACAATTTTAACAAAGGTGATAGTGAACCACCACCTCTATCCGAAAGGTAAGACCATGAACACCACCATCAAGCTCTCCCCCCGTGCCCGCATCCTCATCGTGAGGCTCGACACTCTCGCGACTGCCACCAAGGCAGCCCGCGAGGAGCTCGAGTCCCTCTCGATCTTCAGGATCGGACGCAAGAAGGAGCTGCGTGACATGATCACCGCATTCACCGAGGAAGGAGCTCGTGCCCTGCACGAGTTGAACGGTATGGCTATGAACCCCTACGCCTGACCGCTCAACTCGGTAGCCGCACGGGCTACCTTTTTTCGCCCGGGTCATAGTGAAGGAATCCCTATCCGAAAGGAACCTGTCATGAACATGCTCGCCTCCATGCGGAAGATCCGAGCCAAGCTCATGTCTGCGTACAACCTCGACGAGGACGCCGCATCGTTGCTCTACGGATGGAACATCGAGGAGGTCAAGCCCCTCAACTGATCACTCTCAGGCGTATGCCCCACACGGGGCATGCGTTTTCGCCATGGGCCATAGTGACAAGCACCTGCACTTGAAAGGACTCACCATGCCCGACATCTTCGCCTTCGGCACCCCCAACACGGGATCGCTCTGGCAGGACTACATCGTCGCTATGGCCTGGTACCACTCCGAGGAGTACCTCCTCTGGCTCATCCGCAAGGGAAGGACCGGCAAGAACGTGCTGGCGAACCTCACCATCGCACTCGAGGACCGAATGGCCCGAAAGGCGATGAGTGGGGAGCACCACTCGTTCAAGAACGGAATCCTGACCTGGCACAGCCAGTGGGGGGATGTCTCTCTGGACAGTGCGTACAAGTACCCGTATGCGATGATGGCATTCTCCCAGACACTCGTCTTGAAGAGGGTCGCCAAGACCGTCAAGTGACCTCAAGAAGGTCTGTCGCCCTGATTCACACGGATCAGGGTTTTTTGCGCAGAAGTGACGGATGGGGTTGGTGTTACTCGACGAGGGGTTCGGGAGCTGTTCACTGTCGGCGTAATGTAACGGTTAGGTAACGGTTTGGTAACGAAACGGTAACGTTACGGATGTGACGGATGTGGCTGGTGTGCGTGGAATGTGACAACGCCCGAATGTCAGTGAGGGTTGGCCCACTTTTGTGGGCCAATGGCCCAGTAAAGTGGGCCAGGACTTTTCGTTGGAATTGCAACGAAATCTCGATGTCGTGGCCCACTTTTGAGCATATACCCTATAAAGTTTTTAAAAAGATAGAGTAGTATATATAGTGATCTACGCCACATCTGGGCGTGACGAAGCCTCCACAACAGCGTATCTTTTCAAAAAAGTTTTTGGCCATTTTCCTCAAAAGTGGGCCAAAACGAGACGAAACGTTGCAATTCCAACGAAAAGTCCTGGCCCACTTTGCGTTACAAACTGGGCCAAAAGTGGGCCAAAAGTGGGTTCACACATAGTCATAATCACACTCCACATCAGAAACGTTGGAATTGCAACGAAAAGTGGCAATTCGCCTCATCCTCCTCAGCGGTCGCACTAGTCACTATGACGCTGTTTGAGCATGTTCGAGCAAAGTTCATCTAATGACCCTCCGAAAGTTTAACACCCGTATACACCAGTATACATAAGCCCCAACCGTCCCAAAACTCCACTGACATTCCGTAGTTGGGTCTTAAACACATGGCTCATAGTGAAAGGGACCGCCCTTTTGCCCATCGCAAGGGGCATGTCCTTCGCCTTCGACGGAAAGGAGAATCATGTCGAAGCGCAACCCTGAGGGATTGATCCAGGACGAGATCGTCCGCCACGTCGAACGCCACCTCGGGGGCATCTGCCTGAAGAACGACGCCACGTCGCGTCAGGGCATCCCCGACCTCACGGTCTTCCTCCCCGGAGGCGTGACCGTCCTCCTCGAGGTCAAGAAGGCGCGACCGACGCCCTCCTCTTACAGACCGAATCAGCAGTACTACCTGGACCGCTTCAAGAAGATGCGCCACACGGCGTGGACGGTCTTCCCGGGCAACATCGCCCAGGTCAAGGACAACCTGGCCTTCCTCGCCGAGAAGGACGCGGCGTGATCTTCAACCAGCACCCGAAGCTGGAGGGGATGCACGCCTTCCTCTCGCCGAGCAAGTACCACTGGATCAATTACGATCCCACGGCCCTTGTCGAGGCTTTCCGCAGGCACGAGGCCGCCGCCCTCGGCACGAGGCTGCACGCCCTCGCCGCGGAGCACATCCGCCTCGGCATCCGCATGCCCCGGAACAGAATCACCATCAACGCGTACGTGAATGACGCGATCGGCTTCGGTATGACGCCGGAGCAGCCGCTGTTCTACTCCGTCAACGCGTTCGGGACGGCCGATGCCATTCTCTTCGATGAGAGGGCGTCCCTCCTCCGTGTGCACGACCTCAAGACCGGCGTCACGCCCGCGAGCATCAACCAGCTCCTGGTGTACGCCGCCCTCTTCTCCCTGGAGTATGAGATCCCGCCTTCGGAGTACACCTCCGAGCTCCGGATCTATCAGAACGACGAGATCCTCAAGGTTCGACCGAACCCCGAGGAGATCTCGTCCATCATGGCCACCATCGTCGACTTCGACACCGCCATCGAGAAGATGAAGAGGGGGGACCCCGTCGATGAGTGATCTCGCGCATTCGGGAAGGCCCCACGAGGGCTCCACTCCGCACTCCGGACGCTACAAGTGGGGATCCGGCAAGGATCCCTACCAGACGTCCACCGACTTCCTCGCCGAGGTCTCCCGCCTCCAGAAGAAGCTGGGGATGAAGGAGACCGAGGTCGCCGAGGCCCTCGGGATGAACACCACGGAGCTCCGAGCCAGGAAGACCGCCGCCAAGAGCGCCAAGCGCGAGGGGGACGTCGCCAGGGCCCGTCAGATGCGGGAGAAGGGGATGTCCTACTCCGCCATCGCGGAGAAGCTCGGCGTCTCGACCACGACGGCCAAGACCCTCTCCGAGGGGGGCATGCTCGCCAAGAGCGCCAAGACGGAGACCGCCGCTCAGGTGCTCAAGGAGAACATCAAGGAGCACAAGTACATCGAGTACGGCCTCGGCACGGAGATCGCGCTCGACTGCTCCACCACCCAGCTCAAAACGGCCGTCCAGATGCTGAAGGACGAGGGGTACGAGTCCCACGAGGTATTCATCCGTCAGGTCGGCACCGGGAAGAGCAAGTTCACCACGCTCAAGGTGCTCACCCCTCCCGGAACGAAGAAGTCGGAGGTCATGGAGCACATCGGGGAGATCCGCGCTCCCATGGTCCACATCGACACCGGGGGCAAGCTCACCGGCGTCATGCAGAAGCCCACCCCCATCTCCTCGAAGAGGGTGAAGGTGGTCTACGACGAGGACGGCGGCTCCAAGATGGACGGCGTCATCGAACTCCGTCGTGGCGTCCCCGAGCTCACCATCGCCAACGGCGTGTACGCCCAGGTCCGCATCTCCGTGGATGGGACGCACTATCTCAAGGGCATGGCCGTTTACGCCGACGACCTTCCGAAGGGCGTCGACGTCCGCTTCAACACCAACAAGAAGCGGGGAACGCCCATGACGGGCCCGAAGGACAACACGGTCCTCAAGCCGGCCGATCCCGACAATCCCAGGAACCCCTTCGGCGCCACGGTCACGCAGCGCCAGTACAAGGATCCGAAGACCGGGAAGAGCAAGCTCTCCGCGCTGAATTACGTCAGGGAGGAGGGCGATTGGGACGCCTGGTCCCGAACGCTCCCCTCTCAGTACCTCAGCAAGCAGCTCCTCTCACAGGCCAAGAAGCAGCTCAAGGTCACCAGGGACAAGCAGAGGGCCGAGTTCGACGAGATCATGCGTCTCACGAACCCGGTCATTAAGAAGAAGCTCCTGGAGTCCTTCGCCGACGAGTGCGACGCCAAGGCCGTCTCCTTGCAGGCCGCCCCCTATCCCAGGCAGTCCATCCAGGTCATGCTCCCCGTTCCGAGCATGAAACCCACCGAGGTCTATGCGCCGAACTACAAGCACGGCGAACGAGTGGCTCTGGTGCGCTACCCGCACGCCGGAACCTTCGAGATCCCGGAGCTCACGGTCAACAACCGCCACAAGAGGGCCATCGCTCGGATCGGGAAGAACGCCAAGGATGCCATCGGAGTCCATCACTCCGTGGCCGAACGCCTGTCCGGAGCGGACTTCGATGGGGACTTCGTCCTCGTCGTGCCCAACAACGACGGCAAGGTTCGCTCGACGCCTCCGCTCCGAGGACTCGAGGGGTACGACCCCAAAAGGGCATATCCGAAACGGGAGGGCATGAAGGTGATGAAGAAGGGACCGCAGACCCAGATGCAGATGGGTCGCGTCTCGAACCTCATCACCGACATGACCATCCGAGGGGCGACCAAGGCCGAGATCGCCAGGGCGGTTCGACACAGCATGACGGTCATCGACGCCGCCAAGCACGAACTCGATTGGCAGCAGTCCGAGAAGGACAACGACATCGCCGGTCTTCGGAAGAAGTACCAGAGCGGTCCCATGGGCGGCGCAGCCACCCTGGTCTCCAGAGCCAAGTCCCCTGTTTACAGGGAGCAGACCAGGGCTCGAAGGGCCAGTGAGGGCGGCGCCATCGACCCGAAGACGGGGGATCTCGTCCGAGTTCCCACCGGAAGGGGGCACTTCGCCAAGATCAAGCGACCCGATGGGACTTGGGAGACCACCGACAAGTGGATCCCGGAGATGGAGACCATCCCCAAGATGTCCTCCGTCAGGGACGCCCGCTCCCTCTCATCCGGCACCAGGATGGAAGGGGTCTACGCCGATCACGCCAACGCTCTCAAGCAGATGGCGAGGGATGCGAGACTTGCCTCCCTCCGTGTTGGAAAGCTCCCCCAGTCGAAAGCGGCCAAGGTCAAATACGCCCCCGAGGTCGAATCCCTCAAGGGCAAATTGAAACGGGCCTATGCCGCCAAGCCCAGGGAGCGACAGGCTCAAGTCGTGGCTAATGCTGCTGCTCGTCTTGCGCTCCAGGACAACCCGGAGCTCCGCACCGACAAAGACGCCCGGGCCAAGATGGAAAGGCGGATGCTGGGCGAGGCTCGGGCCAGAACAGGGGCCCGCCGTTATCAGATCGAGATCACTGATAGGGAGTGGAAGGCCATTCAGGAGGGGGCCATCTCCCACAACATGCTCGATGAGATCATCCAGAACACCGACACCGACAGGGTCCGTGCTCTGGCGACGCCCAAAGCCGCCGCCTCCGTCTCAGCCGCTAAGAAGGCCAAGATTCGACTGCTCAAGAATCGGGGCTACACCAACGACGAGATCGCAGAGGCCTGTGGCATGAGTGCTTCATCCGTGGTGCGTCTCATGAAGGACGAGGGTATCTGATGATAGTATGGGCCATCACCACGAAGGACAATCCATACAGTCCTTTCACGCAGTTCGATGATTGGTTTCACTACGACATCCTTGCTGGCCACAACACTTGCTCTTACCTCGACCGCCTCTGGCAGGGCAGCACGGATGCTAGTGAGTTCGATCAATTCAATTCACTTCAATTGGCGATTGATGAACTCGTTGAACTGTTTCCTGAACTTTACATGAAAGTTCAAGAGACTGATTACGAGTGACAGCGCTTGGAAGGAGGCGCTTGCAGAGGGGGGAGTACCCTCCAAAAGACACCCCCCCTCTGCATCGCCGCC